GGAAGCTTAGTTCTTGCTGTTAGCTCCTACCGCTCGCTGACAAAGCGATACGTAGAGTTTCAGAGAACCTCACAACAGTCCCACTATATCCGATGCGCCCATTCAAGGGTAAGACATGCACAATATAGTAAAACCAACAAATCTCCAACTTATAGGTAGTGTCCCGGTCTGACCAGCCGGTGCACGAGGGGGAATCTCGTGTTGACATAACATAGAGAGGTCGCTACCATAGCGACTCAAGGCTCTCCAGCCTTTCCAGCAGTCAATTCTGCAAGACGTTCGTAGAGAAGAGTTTAGAACCTCGACTTGATTCACAACAATAATCAAGAACCAACGAACCACCATTTCCAAAGTGCTCAAGTGCCAAGTGCGGCGCATAGAAGCGACTTACTCCACTCACCTCACGGTGCAGACTGAATTTCGGAGTTAACCTAGGATCAGCTGTGGACGACAGACGTTTAAGAAATGGGACGTCGATCCGAGAGAAGAATTCTTCAATTACCCCTCAAGGACCCCACACATACGTCGAGTACAACATTACTTACCATACCCTTTCGGTACTACTCATGGATCATCGCAACCGCTCACCATTTTCGTAGGAAGTTTCTTTGTGTCTTCATGTGTGAAACCCTCAAAGTGTCAAGATTCATCATCTAGAACGTGTGTTACGTAGATATTTGCTCGTTTTATCCCTCAAAGGGGTGAGACCATCAATCTAGCCACTTAGACAGAAGTGGATTCTCGCGCTTAGCTTAAGTAATCAAACACCCGGTGCTCCCGAAGGAACCAGGCAAGTCTGGAACCACTTGCTATTTCTTTGAAGAAACGCGCGCGCCTTGTACGCTCGAGGGAGCGGATCGCTGCAGGAGCTCAGGCTCAACTGTCGTAGCGATGCGAAGGCGGTTTGACACCGGTTCAAGAATAACCGTGTCAGACAGATCAACATCAGGTTGATCGAAGGGTCGTTTAACGTCTCCCCTATCAAGAGACTGAGAAAGCGGTCGAGCTTTGGGCTCAGCTTTGGCACGCTTTGCTTCAAAATTGATCGAGCCATCTGCCGGATAAGCATTGAATCCGTAGAGATCAAGGACGAACACCCACCGAAATCGTCCAAGATTCTGTACACTGGCAGTCTGCACAGTGTCAGTAATGGCGAGAACTGCTCCCTGGAATAGCAGCTCTAAATCAGCGTTTGCAACGCTGGTAGCGACAGCTGTGGCGTTCTGAGTACATTCCCAGAGACGGTCCCCGCCAGAGCTTTTCATGTCGTCGATCAATTTGATGTCACACCGCGGCGTCCACCATGGGAACCGCGTGACAACGCCACTCGCTGCTTTGATCTGTGCAGGAGTGGCTGAGCCGAGCGCAACGTTCAGGCCTGAGTTAGTGTCGCGGTCATAACTCACCTGAAGCGAACCGATCGTCGATGTCGGTGCCTCTCCCTCGTAACGCATCCATAAACGACGGAAGCGAAAGGCTCGAAAGTACTGAGCCATCGAGGAGACGCAGTTTGCGTTTGTGCCGAAAATCCCTCCGGAGGTATTGCCACTCCGTACCGAATTGATGAAACAGGTAGGACTAATTGCCATGAAAAGTCCGAGGTCCGAAGCTGAATTGCTTGCTGAGCTAAACGAGCCCTGCGTAGCTCCAGTACCGCTCGCAATCAGCCCAAGTGAGTCGTCTGCATTGTTGGGTATTTCACCGACGATCCGAAGTCCACCCTCCGGGTAATCATCGTGATGTGCAGCTGAGCCGAATTTCTGGCTCATAAAGTTCCGACTCATCGCCTGCATCGATACAGGAGCCGAGCGTATTGTATCACTAACGCCGCGTCGGCCGACTGACCGATCGGCACGCTTTCTCTTTGGTGCACCAAGTAAAAGCTGAGCAGACAAACCCAAGGCTTTGGAAACCCGTGAGTTCTTGTGCTGCTGCTTAGCTTTGCTGATTTGTTTCTGGAGGCTTTTCAGCTTGCCACCATTCCTTTGCTTGTTATGCATGGGATACCTGCAACAAGCTCTGTCGCTTCCAATGGCTGGTCGTTTTGCATACCATTTAATCATTAGGAACCACTGTGGATGCCGCAACAGTGCGCCTCGTCAGCGCGCAGCGACTGTTCATCGCAAATTATTACCACCCGTGCAGTCTGTCGACTACTTCCGGACACACGCTCTCACAGAGAGGGGCCCTTAGTACGGAACTATTAAGTGACTACGACTAGTCACACCGTTTTGGGTGAACCGAACAAGGCTTGTCATCTTGCTTCGAGGAAAATTTGCAACCCCATGTGACCGATTGACAGGTCACTGGTGAAAATACGTACAGGTGTTTATAGAGTCCTTCCCACAGCCATCGCCACCGGCACCCGAAGGCGCCAGCTTTGGTAGACACTTTCCCCCGCTCATGCGAACATTACCGGGTGGGGTCCCGCTCTCTAAGACTTCGTTTGGGAGCATACGTATGGACACAGTTTAACGTCGTGTCCGGGACGAGGTACTATCCCTGCTTTTAAGTCAAAGCATAACTCAAGTCCACTAGACATAAGGCTTTAGAGCAACAGCTCAAGCAGTCTAGTTTGTCAGCATCTCAGTGGAGATGAAAGCTGGATCCTCAGAATAAGGTCGTTGGCAAAAGCCCGATCTCATAAGTCGTTCAGGATAAGGAAGTATTTCACCTTTCCCCCGACATTCGACTCGCATCTTCGAAATTCGTTTGCGAAGCCGACCTGAGAGCGCACGCGCGCTGCAGAACATGGTATCGTCACCCTCAGTGACAACGTCCTGCGTCCACAAAAGTTCCCTCTGATCGATCTGCTTTAAAACGGTAAAGCCACAAGCTGATGGCTTAGCAGATTCAGGTGGAACAAGCGTCCCTCGGTACAACATCCGACGGCTTGGAATTTTCGACAAGTCGTGCAGAGCACGGAAACATCTTCCGTCGCCGATGTAAAGCTTCCCTTGCTTTGAAAGCTCGAGCCCAGATTGGATACAAACGTTGGCTATGATCCTCTGAAACTTCGTGTACTGAGCCTTCTCACTTGGCACCATACCTAGGCCATAGAACTCACGCGCAGCGTGAAAGGAGAAGAAACCATCCGCGGAAACGAGACGGAGATGTTCCCTGTTGACTGAATGGAATCGTCTAACAGCTCGTTCGCGGTCTTGCGCACCCTTTACAGCCTCCGGTTGGAGAGTGTAAAGTGCCTTGAATACCTGACTTTCGTCCGTTTCAATTGGCATCTGTGACGCTACCTTCGACTGACCATGCATCAAGCCCGTATTAAAGAAGGGGCAGTAGTCGAATTCGCACAACCCGGATTCTGAGAAATCGGATCTCTTTCGTGCGACCCATGGCTGGGAGTTAATGAAGATCTTGTCTTCATGGGCGAAATTCTTACCCAAACTCTTTCGAAAACCAGCATTCTTGATATGATCACACCAGACAACATATTGTGATTCACGGCAACGAAACAAAATATCGTCGCCGTTTACAAGAATCGGAATTTTACGGTAATCTTCCACATGAGGGAATAGCGCCAACCAACTGACGCAAAAGTTGACAATGCAGAGAATCGGAAAGCTCAAGGTTGAGCCCATCAATTGGCCATTCTGCTGCACGCACGCGTTGAGATTTTCCATATCCCTGCCCAATAAAACATCGGCGGGGCTGAGCGAAGCTGTTCGAAGCTCCTCGGACTCAACATAGTTCTTGGGATAATGCACCAAATGCGGCTCAATACACGCATCAAGAACGTAACGATACTTCAAGATCGTTTCTGGGTCGCAGCCCTGCTGCTCGTATGACGTCATAAGTTTCTCCATCATAATCCCGTGACAAGCTCGCGTCAACCTGATATCGATTTCATCAGTAGCGGCAGAATAATCACCGGACACCCAGACCGTGCGCTCACCATCAAATGTGTAACCCTGGAAAAGCCCGAACTCGCTCGAAAGACGGTCCAGAAACTTCAGGTGCCAAGCCTCCAAAGGCTGGCCACATAGTGAGAATTGCGGAATTTGCCGTATATACGCGTGAACATCCTTCTGAAAGGACCGCGTCAACCAATATGGCAAAGCTTCACCAGCAGTGACAGTGCGAACCTTCGCAGGCTCTTTCACTCCGGCAACACGACATGAAACGTTATCTGGACCATCATCAATGAGAATATTTCGTTCTTTGGTGATCTCGTAGTCCCTCTCGTCTTCATCCATAACTCCGAACTGGTACGCGAACAACCGTGCATTTGCAACAGTTAGTAGGCCCGTTAGTTCCGGGTAAGGTATGCCGTATATGCATTTAGTACCGTAGGTGGGTAGGTAATCCATCATTAGCAAGACGCCTCTGCCTGCATTAGATAGATCCGACTCAAATGTCAAACCACAATACTTCTGCGCCAAATACGCACTGGCGCCACCACCCGATCTCCCGTTTTCAAAACAGGCGGAGCTCGATGGCTGCATCATCGTTGGCAATTTCGGTTGAAAATTAGCCAAAACTTTCCGCATCTTTGCGTCAACTTCCCGAACGAAATTATCGGGACATGCTGCGGCAGCACGCCGCAACGGAACATCACGACGTGTTCGCACACTCGTCGGATCAAACGGTACTCTTTCGAGAATCGTACCAGTGCTCATGGGACCTGGGGGCCTAGTCATGGCCTTCTTATGCTTCTTGAAAGTAGCAAGCATGAAATCTTCGCCAACTGGGAGGAAGTTTCTCTTCAGCTGTTGCATGGACGTAAACAATTTCCATGCCCGGAATTTTCGGCCACGATGGCCTACTGCACCGAAATGCACCGCATTACGAAGTTTCAGACGCAACCATCCGTGCGTCCCTCCATAGGCATCCCACGTGGGATCACTGGGGGTTTCGACTTCTCGAGGAAACCTTTCTTTATGCATCTGCTGCGCAAGCAGATTAGAGCTCCACCACTTACCGTACGCGAAAAGCTTGGATTCAGACATTGAATGAGTCTGAACGACCGAGATGAACTGGTCTAGTGGGATATTGCCGTGGTGTTCTTTCAACCATCCGGCATCGGCGAGCTGCTCAAAGAAACCTCGCACAAACCGAAGTGCGGATTCGAGGTGATCTAGCCGAATCAGATCACCCCCTTGCAAAAAACAGATCATTTGCAAGACTGGAAAGTCAATTGGCTTGAGGCTATCAGCCAGTTTCCAGATTAGCCCCTTCTCACTCCAGAAGGGCCGTTCGAGGTCGCGAGTGACGACTTTGAACGAGGGGTCCGCTAGGCCCCATTGGCCGGCCGCAGCCGGTCCACGCTTTTGCAACAGAGCAAGAGTGTGGAGGAGCACCTGTCGTGTAATGCCTGAAATGTCTATTAATTTGGCGCGCGTCTTCGGATCACACCGAATTCGCGCGTGCTTAATTTTCATTCTTTTCAAAATGGCAAAACACCCTGCACAGCCTTTGTGCAACAGGTCAATAATGGCATCTAAGGATGAGAACGGAATGCTGCTGAGTCGTTGACTCGCAGAATTCTTTCTATCCAACCCGAAATGCGCTTTCATATCAAAATTGAGAGTGCC